AATTTTGTCGATGTTTTTAAATAGCTGTGCCGTACCCGTTAGTTTTACACTCATCAGTTTAAATGTAATTCGGTTACTACTCTTAATTGCTCATTACGCCCCACCTCTTGCACACCTAAAACGTTGTAAATATCACCCTTATAAGATATCTGATGTGATGGCGATAAGATTGAAACATCATCTGAATAGCGTATGATAAAAGTTACTGACTGAAAAGAGATATTTTGCTCACCGCTTACCGCCTCGCGTGCAAATGGCTTGCGCTCAATAGCAGCCCAAACCGTCGCATACACGCTGTATGTAGCTACTAACTCGCCATAGTCATTGGCCGTAGTTATGGGCTTTTGTATTCTCACCCTTCTATCTAACGCTCCGATATTCATTTAAGCGAGATGATTCTATAAGGGTTTAATATATTCTCAATGCCTAGTGGGATCTTTGAGCTCATAGCCCCTACCACTACCGCACGTCTATTTTCATAGTAGTGTGCGCAAAGCATTTTCATAGCGTGCACCAATGGGGGCGCAGGCGTATTCTCACCCAATGTGCCTGAGATAGTAACTGCGTTGTATCTATCGTCAAACGTATCAGGTGGCGTGATAAATGAAACCCTAGCGGGCTCATGTGATGTATCGGTGTAGTATTTCGAAGTGTCCAAAGTTTGCACCTGGTTGGCAGTATCATAGTACGTGACACCCGTAACACTAATAATTTTTGAGGGTATTTCTACATAATGAAAGTAATCAATATTCATTACAAACGTTGTTAGTTTAAAATGTAGCCCCGTATAGTTTTGGACGTATTGCACCGCGCTATCTATTAGCGCCGTAATTGTAACATCCTCATCTGTATAATCTACGCGCAGAAACTCTTTCATGTCAGCAAGTGAAATGATATCGGTGCCCGTGGGCTGTGCTGTAATTGTGAATTTCATGAGTAGTATTTAAAAAAAAGGGGCAGGCGTAAACCCGCCCCCGTTTCTATTATTGTTTATCTATTATGCGGGTTCGCTATTTGTGATAGCTGATTTAGATGAGAAAGCACCCCCTTGGCGTACTCCAACATCATAAAACTTATTCAAATGTAAAGACACTTGAGCTGTACCCGCCGCTGTGTATGGATCTACAAGCAAATCAATGCCGCCGAAAAATGCGAGAACTAACCCTTTCTGCCAGTCTCCAAAAATAACTTGGCCTTCGTCCGTTGCCGAATCTAACAAGTTAGGTGTACCCATTGCAGTAAACCCATCAAAACGCTGCTGATCCCAAAACGCATCAACTGAGGCAACTGCTGCCAAGCTACGTGATGCGCTCCATGCTGATGGGCTCATTGCCCACTTGCAATCTGCTAGGTTACCGCCTGCCGCTAAAACTGCTGACTCCATAGCGAAAAAATCTGCTGCCGTAACTGCATCTGTGTTAGCTGTTGGCGTGCCTAACGCTGCTACAAATGCAGCCTTGTCGATTGTATCGTTTACTCCTGCAACTAACTCACGCGCGATCATCTGATCTACGGCCTGGCCTCCTTGCAAAATTAACTGCTTAGAAAACTTTGAGAAACTTGCAACTCTTTTCGGTGTAAGATCTAAATCATCTAGCTCTAAACCTGAGCCCGTAGCGCCTGCAACCTCAAGCGCTTGCGTGCCGATTGCTTTCTTGCTTACTCTTGGAAATTTAAGATTTCCCGTAGCGCCATTGATTGTCGTTGCCCCTAGCTGCTCGGTTAGAGTAGGTGCACGTAGCGCCTCAATTACACCACCTACCTCAGTAGGTACGTAACCTGAGCCCATGCCCGTTGTCTGAAAGTTATCCGCTGTGCCCGTTCTATATAACGCTGCCTCAGGTATACCAATCTGCCCCGTCATCTGCAAGCCTCTTGCCTGCATCTCAGATCGTGCCTCTTGCGCCCACTCAGCCTCAGCACCCTCAAGCCCTCGCCCGTGAGAAACTGCCTCAACTGCGCGAGATAGTGAGAAAGATCGGTTGATCTTATCCATTTCTTTTGTTTCTGAGAAAGATGAGCCCGCAAAATTCGCTTGACGTGCTATCATATCTTCATGCGCTTTACGGCGTTTTAACTTGCCATCCAAGCGCGTCACTTCACCTTCGAGATAGTCGCATCTTGCTTCCTCCTCATTTGTGAGCTCACGCCCTTCGCTTTCTGCGTTCTCCATTAGAGAAACGTGCTCCTCATAGTTTTTACTACGTAGAGACTTCATTTCGTTTAAATCCATTTTTCTTTTTTTAAGTCTTTTTTTAGTTACACACTTATCATTTTCGCTGCTTTTTGTTTCAGCTGTTATTACTTCTTTCGGCTGCTCCTCATTTCGTGCCGCCACGCTTGCACTCTTATATGCGGGGTATGTTACGGGCGATATATCCAATAATTTACCCACTTTCTCAACCTTGCGCGTGCTCCTATCCTCGCTCCATGTCTGATCTTGAATCGTAAACGCAAACGAAGATTGCGTAATATCACCCCTTTTAATACTTGTGTAAAGGTCTTTTGCATATTGTTGCTCGCCAAGTTTTACCTCATATCTTAACCCATGCTCATCAGTAGAAAGCTGCAACGTACCCGCTGAACTTCTACCAATTATTAAGCTAGGATCGTGATTTATAAGGGCCCGCACATCATCAGCCAAAACATCGTCAAATGCCCCAGGTGAAATGCTTTCTCTAAAGGCCCCTAAATCAGTTTCATTATTGTACAAAGCAGCGTAGCCCTCAATAATCATCTCGCCGTTTTCTTCGCGCACCTCAAGGGTGCTGTCATGTTTTGAGTAGTGAGCTGCTGTTAGCATCTCGTCACGTTTCAAATCCTCCATTTGTGTTGTTGTTAGAAATCGAATCTGAATAGGCCTCAACCTTATCTAACGCGATTTGATTAATTTGTACCAAATGGATGTCACCACCTGGGATTGGGTTTTTTTCTTCCTCAGCCCTAACCTCATTAATTGAGAGCACGCCCGCTTGAATCATCTGAGCAAAGTAATTTGCCCGCGCTGCGCTATCGCCTCTTTGTAGATCTGAAAGTTTAAACTTGCTGTATACTTGCGGGCTGTCGTATGATGGTATCAATTTACGATCTATCTCCTGCTCTATCCTTTGCGTCCAAGGCACGATGGTGTGCCGTGCAAACATTAAATTTTGTTGCTCAACATTGTTGTATGTTGTTTGACTAGGTAGCTGGATAAGAGATGGCGGCACACTAAAAATACGGCATATTTCTTCGGCTTGGAATTTTCTCGTTTCTATAAACTGCGCCTCATCGGGTGAGATTGCAATGCGTTGGTATTTAAAGCCAAAGGGCATGAGCTTGGTGCCTGCTTGCGCTGCGCCGTTATTCCATGAGCCTTGTATCACATCCATTTGCTCCTTTTTTAAAGGTTGCTCACTAGACAGCACGCCCGTCATTTGCCCGCTTTGGCCAAAGTACTCAGCGCCAAAATCTTGTGCGCTTTTCGCAAGGCCTAAATTTTCTCTATGCAAACGAATCGGGCTCATGCGCATAAGGTTGCAGATCTCAAGCATATTCTCAGGCCTTACTACGCCAACGTCCTTAACGCTGTACACTCTCTCACCTTTTACGATCCTTAGATCTACATCAGAAAAGTGCACGGGTATCAACTCGCTTGCGTGGCCCCTCTCATCTCTACGAATTAACGCGTACCCTACGCCGTATATAACTGCGCTGGCCGTGATTGTTTCCCAAAACTCGAAAGCCGTTTGGTATTCATTGGGCCTATTTTTAACCAGGTTGTATGCAGGGTGCACATTTGCTTGCACTACGCTTTCACCCTCTTTCTCGTAAATTTCTAACCCTAGGGCCGCAATCGTTGAGGCTATTTTATACACGCAAGCATAAACCGATGAAATAGCCATCGCGCTGCTTTCATTTATCGTTGCGCCTGCTTTGGTCATTGGGTATAACCCTACCTCATTGGCTATGTTGTTGGGCTCGTATGGCCCTACCCTACGAAATAAAGCGCGAAATCTATCAGCTAGTGTACTCATTCGCGCGGAGTATACGAATAAAACCCGAAAAATCCTAATTTATAGAGAGAAAATTTCAAGTAAATATTCTTCATCTCCATCAATGGTGTTTTGTACGTAGCTATTCATTGCAATAATTGATGCTATAACGCCGTCAACTTTCTTGTTTTCTTTTTGCTCTTTGGTGACTCGCTTGTTTTCGTTTACATCGGTATATATAACAGC